CGCATCGAGTTTAGCAGTGGCGGCAAGGTCGTCGGCTACTACGAGGGCGGCAAGTGGGTGTTCATCGGTGAGGTCAGGCTTGGCAGCGAGGATGCGGACCATCCAGTCTACGGTGTCAACGGCGGTTCGGGCATGACCACGGAGAAGAGCGGTGCTGGTGCTGTGCTGGTCAAGGCACCGAAGCCGGGACCGCCGACCTCGATGGACGGTCAGCCGTTCGAAGCGCGCGATGCAGAAATCGCAGCGCTGAAGGAAAGAGTTGCGGCTTTGGAAGCGAGGCTGACATGAGAGGCGATATCCGATTTCTCCAGCAACTCGACTTCCCCGCCTACGCGGTCCAACTCGACTGGCTCATGAACGACATGAACCTGATCGAGGACGGATTTGATTTGCAGTCGGCGGTGATCGTCGCGCTGGGCACCAACTCGCTCGCGCCGCCTGACGAAGAGTTGCCCGATCCCGATGCGACTGACCGTGGCGGTTGGTGGGGCGACACCGACGCACAGGAGCTATGGGAAGGCTGGCCGGTCGGCTGTCTGCTTTGGTTGTTGAGGCGCGCCAAGATCACCGGGCTTGGAGCCAGCGGCGGCTCAACGCTGTCGCGAGCGGATGGATGGACACGCGATGCCATGCGCCCATTCATGGAGCATCGCATTGCGTCACGCATCGACGTTGTGGCGGATCGAGTTGACATCGACCGCATCGACGTCGCGGTAACAATCTATCGTGGACCGGACCCGGCTATCGAAATGCGGTACGCGGATCTCTGGCAGGAATTGGGAGCGGGCTGATGCCTTGGACAACGCCGACGCTGAAGGAGACGCGCAAGCTGACGCGGGACTATGTGCTGTCGCAGCTTGGCGCGAAGGCCATGATCCCCAACAGCGTGCTGCGCATCATGAGCGACAGCATGTCGGGGCTGGCGCATCTCACGATGCTTTACCTCGACTGGCTCGCAAAGCAGTTGATGCCCGACACGGCAGAAACTGAATGGCTGGACCGGCACGGAGTGATCTGGCTGGTCAACGCGGATGGCTCCAAGGGACGCAAGGTTGCGACCTACGCCAGCGGTGACATCCAGTACGAAGGAACATCGGGCGTGGTCATTCCTGTCGGCGCGCTGCTGACCGGAGCCAACGGGGTGCAGTACCAGACCGTCACCGAGGCGATGATCGGCGCTGACGGTCTTGGGCGGGGTCAGGCGGTGGCGCTGACCGCAGGCACCATCGGCAATCTGCCTGACGGCACAGTGATCGCGCCGGTTCAGCCGGTCGCTGGCCTTGATCTGGCAACGCTGTTCGGAGACATGAGTGGCGGCGTCGATCAGGAGACGGACGACCAGCTTCGCGAGCGCATCCTTTTCCGCATTCAAAACCCGCCGATGGGCGGCTCACAAGCGGACTACGTCATCTGGGCAATGCAAGTACCGGGAGTGACGCGCGCGTGGGCTGGGTCAGAGCAGGGACCGGGGACCATCACGGTGCGCTTCCTGATGGATGACCTCTACCCAGACAATTACGGACTGCCGCAGGAGGAGGACATCGCAGTGGTCGGCGCGCACATCAATCAGAAGCGACCAGTCACCGTAATGGATTGCTTCACCGTGGCACCGATCATGTTCTTCTACGACATCACCATCCGCAACCTCACAGTCGATGATCCGACCGTGCGTGCGCGCATCGAGCAATCGATCAAGGACTTGGAGTTCAGGCGTTCGAAGCCGGGGCAGACTTGGTATCGCTCATGGGTAGACGAGGCGATCAGTCAGGCGGTCGGCGAGGAGACGCACGAACTGGATTACGAAACCACCGAGATGCCCGCGCCGGGTTACATGCCGTGCCTTGGGACAGTACTTTATGCCTGAACCAGATAAACACGTTACGCGGGCGGGCGAGGATTATGCCGTCGCATTGCAGGCGCTGATCCCGCAGGGACCGGCTTGGCCGCGCGATGAGGAGAGCGCGCTGACGCGCGTCATCAAGGGGCTGACGCGCATCTGGGGCGACTTCGAAGTCCGCGCATCGAAGCTGTTGGAGTTTGAAAGCGACCCGCGCCTGACCATCGAGTTGCTGCCGGATTGGGAACGCAATTGGGGATTGCCCGATCCTTGCTACACGGCACCGCAGTCAATCTATGAGCGGCAGCTTGCGCTGGTGATGCGCATGACGCTGATGGGTGCGCAGTCGCGCGAGTTCTTCGTCCAGATCGCAGCGATGATTGGTTACGACATCACGATCACCGAATATCGCGTGTTCGTTTGCGGCATCGACCGTTGCGGCGATAGCCGGGTCTACGGCGTCACCCCGCCTGATCCGATGGTTGATGAGTGGGGCAGGCCGATACTGGACCCAAGCGGTCATCCAGTGGACAACGGCGAACTGTCGGCGTGGCCGCAGTACGGTCTGGGACCGCCGGGAAACCGCTTCTATTGGACGGTGCATGTCGAGAGCGCGAAGCTGACGTGGTTTCGCGCGTCGTCAGGTCAGACAGGCGTTGATCCGCATCTTATCATTGGCATTGCAGAGGACTTGGAGTGCTTGCTTGATCGCTGGAAGCCAGCGCACACCGAAATCATCTACGACTACTCCGGTCTTCAGACCGGCGGCGACATGGCAGGAACACCCTGAGAGGAAGGACCAATGAAATATAACCAACCCTACGGCATTTCTGATCCAGAAGCGCCCTACATCAACGGCAACCCTGCTACCGGCACGATGGGGTCCATCCCGCCCGCTGCTTCGATTGAATTTCCGCAGCGGGAAATCGTCAAGCTGATCACCGATAGCGGCCTCACGCCAGACAACGGCGACCTCACGCAGTTGATGAAGGCGATGAAGCGCATCGATGTCTTCAACGTGTTCAAGGCGGCTGTGAACAACGGCACGGCCTCGCAATGGAGCGCGACGGTGCCGAGCCTGCCGTCGATGCCGCCGCCCACTGGGGCAACGTTCTGGTTCAAGGCAAACTTCGACAGTCTGGTTGAAGGCGCGATGTTTTCCGTCAACGGGGCATCGTTCGTCCCCGTGGTGTTTCCCGATTTGATGCCTGTTGGACTGGGCGACGTTCACGCCAGCGCGTGGCTGCTGATGTTTTTCGACGGACAATATTGGCAGATCATCGCCGGGTCCAACCGCGTCGTCGGTCAGCCAGCGACGTTGCAAAAGACTGCCAACTGGTACGTCAACGCAGCGACAGGTCACGATACAAACTTCGACGGCACGTCAGCGACAGTGCAGACCACGACGGTTGGTCCGTTCAAGACCATCAGCCGCGCGGCGCTGGAGGTCGTCAAGTACAATCAGAACGGAAACAATCAGTACGTCTATGTTGCTGACGGCATCTACAACGAGCGCGTGGCGCTGAACTTGTTGAACGGATCAGGCACGGTATTCTTCAAGGGCAACGTCGGCGCTCCGCAGAACGTGGCGGTCGATGCCAACATGCTTGGCGGCTGTCCGTTCGTGCAATTCGGCGGAAACTACGACATTGAAGGCTTCCGCGTCACCACCACCGGCAACGGACTTGATTGCATCGCGCTCAACGGCGGCTTCATGCGCGTCCACAACAATCGCTTCGGGCCATGCAAGCGGTTTCACATGAGTTGCGAGTACGGCGGTTACATGGAAATTCCCGGTGGCACGACACCGCCAATTGTCATCGAGACCGGAGGAAACGCTCAGGCGCATATGTGGATTGGCTATAGCGGCACGATGTCGCGCGCACAGCTTTCTCCGCAGGGCGCGGCGCTGAATGTTCTGGGCGCGGTGAATTTTGCCTACGCATTCATCGCGGTTGGTGTTGGCGCTTCAGCGAACTTCTTCTACGAGAACGGCATCAGCGGTGGCGGGTTCGTGACCGGGCAAAGATACATTGTCAGCGGCAACGGCGTTCTCGCGACGGCTGGCACCGGACCAAATCAATTCCCCGGCTCCATTGCTGGTGCCGTCTCGACTGGCGGGCAATACCTTTAAGGAAGGAATAAACACATCATGGCGAGCTATCTCGTTTTCGACTGGTACTGGAAGGTTGGCGGCGACGAAGCAAACGTCTGGTCGAGCAGGCGGCACACATCGGTGCCGGTGGCTGACCCGGAATATGCGGCGTGGGCAGAGCTAAACAGGGCATCCCCCATCGGCACGATGGAAGAACTCTACGAGGTTTTTGCCTATCAGTATCCGCGCGGATCATTGCGGTCCTACAATGCTTCCAGCCGCTGGACCAAAGCCGGTGGCGGCATGATCGTGTCGAGCATCAGCCCCGCTGCATTCCACAGCGACACGACCTCGCGCAACGTGCTGATCAACGCCAGAGAAAAAGTGAAGGCTGCGCCGGGGTCCACCATCCAGTTCAAGCTGACGGATGGAAACTTCGTCACGCTCAGCGAGGCGCAACTCGACACGGCGGTGGTCGCGATGGCTACCTTCATCGAGGCGTGCTTCACAAAAGAGAGCGAGACGCTGGCGGGGATCATCGCAGGCACCGTCACTGAACTGGATGAAATCGACACGGCTTTCGCCGGGGTGTCAAACGTCTACCCGTAAGGACCGCCGCAATGACCATCGTCAACATCACCGTTGCGAACGACGCGGACTTCTATCGCCGGTTCATCTGGCAGACCGTGGACGGTTCACCGCTCGACCTGACCGGCGGCGAAATGGAAATGATGCTGCGGCGTCATGCATCCGACAAGGCGGCGGTGATGCGGCTGGGGACCGACACCGGGGAGATCATTATCACCGACCCGCTGGCCGGAACGTTCACTGTGATGATAAGGCAGGAGGCGCTTGAGCGGCTGGGGCTTGGCGATTTCGATCACTCCAACATCTTCACGCGCAACACCTACAAGGTTCGCGTCTGGACCGGACTTCTAACGAACAACGCGGGACCGACGCGATGACCGACAACAAGGTTGAATTTTCTCCAACCACTGAACTCGACATCGAGCCGGGTGATCCTGCCGTCATCGTCACGGCAGACAGCGAGACTGAAGTCATTCAGGTCTTGTCACCCGGTCCGCCCGGTCCTCCCGGTCCAACTGGACCAGAGGGACCGGCATCGAGCGAGCCGGGACCGCCCGGCAACACCATCATTTATGGGACGACGCCACCGAACACTGTCGTCGGTCGCGACGGCGACAGCTATATCAACACGACCAATCATTTCATCTATGGACCGAAGGCGGCTGGCGTGTGGCCCGCAGGCATCTCGCTCATAGGTCCGCAAGGCATTCAAGGCCCGCAGGGCATCCAAGGCACGCAAGGACCAATCGGTCCTGTCTCGACGGTGCCGGGTCCGCAAGGTCCGGTGGGTCCAAAGGGCGACAAGGGCGACATCGGCAACACGGGCGCGGCGGGTAACACGGTTCTTTATGGCCCGACTGATCCGGCTGCGAATATTGGTGTCGAAGGAAACTTCTACATCAACGTGACGACGAACTTCATGTACGGACCGAAGGGCGTGTCGGCATGGCCTCCCGGCACGTCGCTGATTGGACCGCAGGGCGATCAAGGCATTCCGGGTCCGGTTGGTCCGACAGGTCCGGTGCCGGAAGCGCCGCTCGATGGAAAAACCTACGGCAGAAAACTGGCTGGCTGGGTTGAGGCGGGCGCGTCGGTGTTGGTTTCCGACACGCCACCAGTCGGCGCACCCGACAACGCGCTCTGGTTTCAGAGCAACACCGGCATGGTCTACATCCGCTATCGCGACATCGACAGCGTTGCGTGGGTTGTCGTTCCGCCCGCACCGTCAGTCGGCGCAATCCTCTCCACGCCGCAGTCGCTGACGGCTCCGCAGCAAGCGCAGGCGCGACAGAATATTTTCGCTGCGCCCATCGACGCGCTCGCCTACAGCGGTCTGCAAGTGAACGGGAATTTTGAAATCAGTCAGGAAGTTATCGAGACCAACGTGGTCAACACGTCGAACCAATATAAATTCGTTTGCGACAACTGGACCGTGGTCAACGTCACGTCAGGCACCACGACTTCCGCAATCTTCAAGACAAACAATCCCGGCTACACTTACGGGTTTTTTATCATTCCAACGGTTGCGGCGGCGTCACTTGGCGCAACCGATGTCGTCAACGCCTACCAGATGATTGAAGGCTATCGCATATCGCGTCTGGCGTGGGGAACGCCGAACGCGCAGCCGATTAAGGTCTGCTTCTGGACATGCCACAACACTCCCGGCATCTACACTCTTGGTCTTGGCAACGGCGACGACAGCCGGTCCATCGTCATTCCCTACACGCAGAACGTAGCGAACGCATGGGAATATAAAACGATCACCGTCCCCGGCTGCACTGACGGGACGTGGGACTTTTCAAACGGTCGCGGCCTTCGCGCCAGCTTCGTGATGGCGGCGGGGGCAAGCTACATCGCGCCTGCGGCAAACACTTGGTACAGCACGGTTTACCTTGGTGCGCCGGGTCAGCCGAACTACATGGCGTCAACAGCCAACGTCTGTCGCTTCTCTGGCTTCTTCGTTGTCCCCGGCACCGAAGCGCCACCGGCTTCGCGTGCGCCCTTCATCATGAGACCAAGCGATCAGGAGTTGGTGACGTGCCAGCGCTACTATCGCAAATCATATATGCCGGGACTTCCGCCGGGGACGCCGTTCGCAACAAGCGGCGGCGGATACGGGGCCATCGACATTGTCGTACCGTTTGTTGGGACAGGGTCATTCGTCACCTACGTCCCTTTCAATCCGCCGATGAGAGGCGCTCCATCCATCACTTGCTATGACATCTTGGGCGCGGCTGGAATGGTCTACAGAGGCGCGAACGGCATCGCGCAATACACCGGCAACGTCGGGACCAATGGTGCAGCGATTGGGTGCCAAGTAGGTGCGTCGGCACAGGAGCTTGTGTTTCACTATAAAGCGGATGCGAGGCTCTGATGGCGTTCGATTTTCCAAGCTCACCCACGATAGGCCAAGCCGCCAACGGCTACACTTGGGACGGCGAGAAGTGGGCGCAGACATTCTCGACGCCAAACCAGAGCGGCGTGATCGCCATCATGGTGTTCACGTCGAGCGGGCAGTATGTGCCGTCGCCAAGCATGACATCGTGCGTGATCGAATTGGCTGGCGGCGGCGGTGCGGGCGGTAGCGCTGCGGCTGGCGGCGCGGGCACTTGCGCCGCCGGGAATGGCGGCGGTGCCGGTGGCTCTGCGCGCAAGATGCTGACCGCAGCGCAGATTGGACTGTCGCAGCCGATCACCATCGGTGCCGGTGGTGTCCCGGCAGCAGCGGGGGCGAACGTCGGCGGCAAGGGCGGGACAACTTCATTCGGCGCAATCTTCTCCGCGACGGGTGGTGATGGCGGTGTCGGCAGTACGGCTGTCCCCTTTGGCACTGGCGTTGCAGCGCTTGGCGGCACGGGCGTCGGTGGCGACATCAACTTCAGGGGGGCGACCAGCGGTATCAGCATCATTCAAAACCCTGTGCCAAACAGCTATGGCCTTTCCGGCAACGGGGCGAGCAGTCCGTATGGCGGCGGCGGCGGCGGCGTTCCGAACACGGCAGGACAAGCAGCCAGTGGCTACGCCGCTGGAGGCTCTGGCGGTTGCACGATGCAGAATAGTGCGGCGGTTCAAGGCGGCGCAGGTTCTCCCGGCTTCGTCATGATCACCGAATACGGAATGACGGCGCTGACCGCAGCGACCATCGCACAAGGCGCGGTGCGCTATGATCTGCCGCAGGGCTTGACCGCTTCGCAGCAGGCTCAGGCGCGCAGCAACATCGGCGTGCCGCAGAAAAACTACGTTCTCAACGGCGCGATGCAAGTCAATCAGGAGTGGCCCAACTTTGGGTCATCGGGCGCAGCGCTCTTTTATCCGGTCGATCAGTTCTATCTCTATCAAGCCGCATCCCCCGGCATTCTTGGAGCGGCTCAGTACGTCGGCGTCCTCTCGCCGGGAGGGTCATCGCATCGTATCCGCGTCGTCTGCCAAGCCGCAAAGACGACCCTTGGCGCGGACGACTTCGGACAGATTGGAACGGTCATCGAAAATATAAGACTGCCTGATCTGAGGATGGGGACGGCGCAGGCCAAGACGGTGACGCTGAGATTTGCCGTCAACGCACCGGCAGGAACGTGGTGCGTCTGCTTCCGAAACATGGCGATCAACCGCACCTATGTTGCGGAGTACGTCATCACCGCGCAGGAAGCCGGTATCGACACCGTCAAGATGATCACCGTGCCGTTGGATCAGATGGGGACGTGGGACCACCTTCGGATCATCTGGACGCTGGCGGTTGGTTCGAACAATCGGCAAGCTCCAAACGTCTGGACGGCTTCAGCGGGACAGTTTGGCACCGTCAATCAAGCCAACCTGTTCAGCGCGGTCAACAATATTTTCTCGCTGATGGATGTCGGTCTGTACGAAGGAACGATTGCACCGTCAGTCTATGCCGTGGAGGACTTCGCCAGCGAATTGTTGAAGTGCCAGCGCTATTGGGAAAAGAGCTACGACTATAATGTTTGGGCGGGGACGGCAACGAACGCTGGCGGTCTTAACGGCTGGGTTGACACCACCGTTCCGGTGGGCGGCGTCGGCGCGTTCCTTGTGCCGACCTACTTCAAGGTTGCGAAGCGCGCCGCGCCGACGGTGACGGTCTACGACAACGTCGGCAATCCCGGTGTGGTATTCAAGGGCGGATCAGGGCAGACGGCCTACGTTCAGGGAGCCGGGACGAACATGGTGGTCATCGGCTCGACAGCCGCACCGGCCACGCCTGAGATGGGCTTCCACTACACAGCGAACGCGAGGATGTGATGGCTGATTATCAACTGACCAAAAGCGACATGGTCATCCGCACCGCCGATCAGGCGTGGATACCAAACGATCCAGCCAACCGCGACCGCGTCGAGTACGACAACTGGCTTGCTGCCGGTGGCGTGGCCGATCCTTATGTCGAGCCGCCACCGCCGCCACCATCAGTGGAGCAAACGATTGCGTTCGACCATGAGAACCGCATCCTTGCGCTGGAAGGACTGCCGCCGCTGACGATGGGAGACTTCGTTGCCAAGATGCGCGGCGTGTGAAGAGCGGCGGCGTGCTATGATTGAAGCCGCGCGGCGAATGGCGCGGGCGATACGAGGCGGGTCAACCGTGAAGGTGGACCGTGAACGACAAGGTCAAGGGCTGGCTCAGCGAGCACCAGACGACGCTGATCGTATTTCTGTTGGGGCAACTGATCGTCATCGGCGCGGCGGGCGCGAGCTTCCTCGCGTACATGACGAAGTTGGAAGTCCGCGTCCACACGATGGAGACGCGCGGCGCTGAATACACAGTCTTGAGGATGGAGGAAATGAAACTCTCCATCGCCAAGCTGCAACAGGACATCGACAAGAACGAGGAAAGCATCAAGCGCATCGTGGACGTCATGACGCGCGAGCTTCACATCTCACCGCAGAAGACGAACCCATGACCATCCTCAGAGGCAAGGTCAGTTGGTTCGGTGGACCCGCCGACACGGGCGTCTCGCCGGATGAAGGGCTGGCCTTCATCTACGATGTGGATATGCAGCCCGAATTATTCCTCTTGGACCAGCCACCGGGGACGACCGGCTTGGCGCGGCGGCTCGACCCAGAGCAATTCTATATCGCGCTGCGCTGGGACTATGACGCCACGTCCAAGGCGGACTTGCTCGACATGGTGGTGACGGTTCATGCGCCGCGCACCGGCATCGTGATCGAGGGCGTCTATCCGGCAGATTGGGGACCGCACATCGACACCGGGCGGATCGCGGACATCTCGCCCGGCCTGATGAGCGCACTTGGAATTGAGACCGACGACGAGGTGATCGTCGCCTTCAACGAACAGGAGAGGACCATGCCCTACCAGTCAGTCGTCATCAGTTCAGGCCACGGCAAGTATGTGCGCGGCGCGCACGGCATCCTTGATGAAGTCGATGAGGCCAGAAAGGTTGTCGATGCGCTGGCGGAAGCTCTGCATGCGCGCGGCCTTGACGTGGTGACGTTTCATGACGACACCAGCAAGGATCAGTCAACCAATCTCGCGACCATCACCGACGCGCATAACTGCGAGACGCGCGATCTGGACATCTCCGTCCACTTCAATGCCTACGAACAGGTCAGCAAACCGATGGGCGTGGAGGTTCTGTACATCACGCAACAGGCGCTGGCGTCAGAGGTCAGCGCGGCCATCGCGTCGGTCGGCTTCATCAATCGCGGCGCAAAGAAGCGGTCGGACCTGTACTTCCTGAACAACACGGAGATGCCTGCGATCTTGCTGGAGGTGTGCTTCGTTGACAGCGAGGCGGACGCCGACATCTATGGGGACCAGTTCACCGGGATCATCGAGGCCATCGCGGACGTGCTTGGCGGCGAGATGGATGGAGCGGTGATCGATCCGCCCACGGAGGAGTTGCCGCCGCCGATACTGACGCCGGTCCCGACCATCAACATCGAGGTCGCTGGCGAGGTGATAATCTACGTCAACGGTGATCTGATCCACCAATCGAAGGGATAAGGAATACCCAAGAGGCGTCTGGTACGGCTCGCGAGGCCCCCAGCGGTTCGTTATAGGGCGAACCCAAGCGGTGTTCAGCACGCGCCTCAACCACCTTCACACAGGAGAGTAGTCATGTATTTCCTCGTCGCCGCCGCCGTCCTGATCCTGATCGCGTTGCTCATCAAGTTCTGGATGGGCGTGAACCCTGAAGAGGGCTTTCTGGGCAAGGGCTTGATGATCATCATCGCCGTGCTGGTGATCGTCGGCATCCTGTCGCTGTTCGGGCTGGTGCCCTTTCGCTGAACGACGGGCAGAAGTCCCGGCGCTGCCGCCGTACCCACCAGCGCCACCGTCGATCTGCAAGGGATGTTAGTCGATCCTGATTTTCCCGGTCAGGATATCCGGTCGCCCCGGCTTGCTCGACCTCGCAATTGGATGGACGCTGCGCTCCGCAATGGCCTGAGCCATTTTCAAGGCACGATCCCCGGCCACGTCAGCCGCAGCCATGAGCGCATCGAGGTCTGGCAGGGCACCGGGAGCCGGGGAAGCCAAAGTCTCACCAGCGAGGCTCTGACGGCGTTTGCGGTGCCGCCAGACAAGTCGCATGGACGCTGATCGATGCTTCGCGCGGCACTCGCGGCGGGTACAGGTCTGCGGCGGGGCGCGGCTTGTGTCAGGTGCCCGTCGCCACGGTCTGCCGCAGGCGCTGCAAATCAGGACTGTAGTATGTTTCGCCATGTGCCTGATTTGACAACTGAATGTGGCATTTCTTGCTCCGTCAGCGGCGACGGCAGCGCCACGATTTGCCGCCGCGCGTCGTCACCTTCCGCATGTTGTGACGCGAACAGACGTCGCCCCGCAACGCCGCACGCCGATGCGGTTTTGCGCGGCGTTGCGGCGGCTCGTCAGCTTCAGGCGGTGGCGTCAGGACGACAGCGCGGAGACGTTCGGACGCTGCCGCGCCAATCGCTGCCGCTGGCTCTGGCTGGGTGATCGGGATCGTTCTGACCGCGCGGGCTTCGGGCAGGCGATCTTCCTTCTTGGCGGCGGGGAGATCGGCATCGACTTCGTTCAGCCGGTCGGACAGCGTCGGCTGCGGGCGCGGTGGCTTCGGTGGTTCAGACCTGAACGCCCACGCGATCAGCGGCGGGGTGGTGGCGACCGCGATCATCGCGAGAACAAGGCGGCGGCTGATCATCATTGAATTCGCTTCATGTCGAAAATGGTTTCGTCCCAGTAGTCCTTGATGGCTTCCGACACTCTCATCCAGCATCGTCTTTCAAACGGCGGCATAGCATCGACGGCCTGCCCTGCCGTCAAACCGGCAGGGCGCTCCGTTTCAGCGAACGCCTCGACCATCCGACAGATCAATTCGGCTTCATCGAATTCGACAATGTGGGTTGGCCGGTCGCTCATGTCAGTCCTCCGTGATCTTCGTCGGCGTGCCCATCAGGGTGACGTTGAAGACGCCGGTCTTGAGTTGCGCAAGAATGTTCTCGCCAAGCTCCTGCGCCTTCGCGTTGTTGGATGCGACGAACACCAGCGCGACTTCGTTGCCCATTACCTCGACGCGGACTTCCTTGCCGTAGTCTGGGTTGGTGAAGGCGCGGTCAGGAGGTCCGCCGGCAAGCTGTTGCATGCCCATCATTATCGGTTCACGGTGCGGCATCAGATGAACCCCTTATCCTTCGCAAGCCACTCAGGCATCGTGAACGTGCCATCATCGTTCTGTTCGACCTGAGACTTCGGCACCCACTCAGTGGTTGACCCGTCAGACAGGCGGAACGCTTTGTCGGTTTCTCCCCGCAATTCAGCGGCGATGTCGATCAGCTTCGGGTCAATCATTTCCCGGCGACCTTCTTCATCACTTCAACGCACATGGCATTGATGTTCTTGGTGACGCTGGACATCTCCGCGATCTGCATATGGGCCAGCTTGCCCTGTTCGCGGATCGCGGCGGCGGCCTCGGCCAACAGCTTCATACTGGCGTGACCTTCGGCGAGCGAGGCTTCCAGCTTGTCGATGCGGTCCTTCACTTCATCGCCCATCAGTTCGAACGCCTTGGCTGCGGCTTCGTACTGGGCGCGCACGGCGTCGGCAGACATCTTGCCCAGATTGTCGAGGTTGTCGGCAGAGTGTTCGGGCTGGATGGGCACCAGCTTCGGCTGCGGGTGCAAATCTTCCACCAGCTTGTCGAGGTCAACGACGGCGCGGCGGGCGAGGGCGGTAGGTTCAGTCATGTGCTTGCTCCTTGAAGCGTTGATAGTAGGTGATGCAGAGGGCGAACGGGTCTTCCACGCCCCGGTCAGCCCACCATTGCAGTTCGTTGTGGCGGTGTTGAGCCATGTGGCACCAGTGGTTCAGCGGCAGTGCCCAGCGGTCGTCCGGCTTCCCGTAGCCGCTTTCCTTATCGTACTCCAGTGATCGCGAGCGCAGATGCGCCGCGTCACATGGTGGAGCGCGATGGCATCCGCACGCGCACGGTTGCGTGCGAAGCCACTTCAGGTATTTCGGATCACTCTGCCGGGGTCTGCGCTGCCGCAGCATCAGCGCTTGCGCTTTTTGCTTTGCGGCGCGGGCTGCTTGCGGTCGGGCGGGAAGATTTCGACTTGGTCGCTCTCTTCGCCGTCCGCTTCAGGCGATCCGGCAACAGCTTCTCCACCTTGCGGAGTTCCAGCGTCAACGCCTTCACTTCCGCCTTGGTCGTCAGCGTCCCCGCCTCGATCTGAACCGCCGCCGACCCGTTGGTCCATGTCACGCTCATTGTCAGGCTCATTACCCGTCTCCTCATTGGCCGCGTCGGAATTGGCGCTGCCGTCTATCACCGTGCTTCCGTTCTTCGCCACCTCATTCTTGATGTGGTCGGCATCGAAGCCACGGTCTCCTGCGTGCTGGTCTTTCGCCGCACGCAATCTCTCTGCCAGCGTCGAGGGTGCTGGCGATGGTGTCACGTCCACTGGATCGTGGTCGGTCAGTTCGTCGCGCGTGTACACGCCAGCGAGAACGTCGGGGCAATTGATGCGCGCCCAATCGCGTGACGCATCGTAGAACAACTGGACTTCGGGCTTCTGGAGCCACAGCGGCGACCCACGGAAATACCCCTTCTCGCTCTTGCCGATATCCTTCACGCGCTTGCCCAGCGTCTCGCTTTTGAAAATGTGCGGCGCGTCCTCGCCCTTGAACGTGCCCCACACCTCGCAATAGCGTTCATCGCCCGTGCCCACGATCTTGTGGCGTAGTCTGCCCTTCAGCGGCGCAAGGCTTTCGATGACGGCGTGGATCAACTGGCTTTCGAAGGCGATCTTCGTCTCGCCGGTCTGCCGGTTGGTCATCATGTAGGACTTCTCCGCGACGAAATACGGATCAAGTCCCCATCGTGCGGCGCGCTGCCAGATCGACAGACAGTCACCGACTGATGCACGAAGCCACGCGGGGATCGCGGCGCGGCACGTCGCCATCGTCTTCGCCAACTCCATCATCTGGACATAGCTCGCAAGCTGGACGCCGCCCATGCTGACGTTCATGGGGATCGCGGCAGTCACCGCGCGATCAACTCGCTTTTCGATTTCGCTCACATCAATCATTGTGCATGTTCCTTTGATAAGAATTCATCGACCACGCGCATCACCACGCCCTGCGCGCCGGGACCAAGGCGGGGAAATTTCTTCGCCATCTCCAGACCGCGCTTGCTGGAAATGAATTGGCTCATGATCGGATCGACAGTCGCGCGGACGTCGGTGCCGTTCGGGAAAAAGTATGTCAACGGTCGGCGCAGTGCTGTCACCAGCAATTCGAACCGCGCACCGCTGACGCGGTTGGCTCCGGTCTCATACTTCTGCACTTGCTGAAACGAGACGCCCAACAGATCGCCCAAATCTTTCTGCGACATCTTGATATCCAGCCGCGCTTCACGAATGCGCTCGCCGACGTACTGGTCGAACTCCGTGACCTTGGGCTTGACCATCACCGCCCTCCTCTCTTCAGACGTTCGTCAATGCGGGAGCGTTCGTCGTTGGAGAGACCAAGCGGGCGAAGGTCGTCCTCGCCGCCCGGTCCCGGCCAGCGTTTGGTTTCGATGCACTCCGCGATCCACTTCAGCATCGCCGCGTTCTGATCGATGCCGCGCACAAGGTCTTTCTCCTCCAGCGGTACGGCGCGTGCGCAGTACGGGTTCGCCGTCTCAATGAAGAGCAAGACGAATTGCTTCGATTGAATTTCCGGCGACAGGTCCGCAGCGGCTTCCATCACCAGTGCGCCCTGCATGTGGTAGCCGTATGATCTGATCGATGATTGCAGCGCCACGGTCGTCACGTCGGCGGCAGTCTTCAGGTCCACATAGTCACCGCTGCCAATCGGGATCACGTCCGGTCGCACCTTGATCCACAGGCCAGTGGGGCGGTGCTTGAAAAATCCAGAACACTCCACGCGACCATTCAGGATGCCGTTCTGCACCATCGGATCGACCGCGAGGCTTTCCGACATCTTCACGATGGCCTTGAACTCTTCCGGCTTTACGATGGTCAGTCCCAGCTTGGTCTGCGCTTCGTTCCACGCCTTGCAGACGCCAGCATTGTTGTTCCACGGCTTGTCTTCCGCCGTGACCTTGTCGCGATAGGTCAGCTTCTGCTGAATGAATTTCAGATTGTATCCGTCCTCACCAAGGAACAGATGATGCGCCGCCGATCCCAAGATCATGTTGCGCGACGGTGCGCGCTCTTCGCGTTCAGGGTTCTCTGCCCATCGCGCGTACATATGCGCAGGCGACTTGATCCAGCACGCCCGCAGATCGGAGGACGACACTGCCGGGCCATCGCACATGCCCGCGCTGTGATAGCGTTCGATGGGGATGCCTGAGTACCAGCCCGGCTTCGTGATGCGCTTGCCGTTCCACTTCGTGACATTCATTTTTGCTTGCTCCGCATGGGGAAGGTTGATGGGCGCGGGTACTTGAAACCGGATGCCCGCGCCCTGAACGATCACCAGCGGCGACCCGTGCCGGTGATTGCTCAACCTCCCAAGTGTACGGTGATTTGCCCGGTGACGGCAAGCTCGCCTTTACTTTTATTCGTCGGCCTTCGGTGCGGCAGCGGGACCGCGCATCACGTCCCCCTTGTCTGCCCCGTAAGCGGCGACCACGTCCTTCAGGGCGCGAAGCACGCCGTCGATGGTGCATCCACGCGAATTGTAGCCACCGGGAAGCCATGACATCAGATGGCGCAGCGTGAGAGATTTGGTTGCCATCGAAGCATCGCGCGGCTCGCCGAATATCAACAGGACATCTTCGGCGAACTTGTACGCGCAGCGCAGATCATCGTAGCCGTAGCCAGTGTGGAGATTATCAATCTCAACCGGCCACACCTGAGTGCCGCGCACAATGACGGGCGGCTTGCCTTCGTCGCTGGCAAACTTCGGGACGTGGACGGCAGACGCATCGAACGATCCAACCTCGACACCATCCTTTTGATCCTTGATGGCTTGGAAGATCGAGTACGCCTTATTGTACGCGGCGAACGGCTGGTCCTTTACTCCGAATTCCGGCGTGCCCATGAACCGGCGCTCCGTCTCGATCAACATGGTGTGGATGTTGACCACGGCATTCGGCGTGCCCGACTTGCACACCCGATCAAGCAGACGCATCGGCAGATGCGGGTACATGAATTGCAGCGACCACTTTTTGGCGGTGAACAGTTCAGGCGGGTAGTCCTTTTCCACGCACCGCTTGGCGATGTAGCGCAGCGCCAGCTTGACGTGAGCCTGCCTGCCTTCGCCCTCGATCATCGAAGTGAAGATGCGATGATGTTCGAACATGCGGACCAGCGTGTCGGACTGAGCGTTGCCGATCTTGTCCAGTTTTCTCGCGCGGCGTTTGCCGGGCGCGGGCGCTTCAGTCTCAACATTGGTTTCTTCGATTGCCACTTGTTCAGTTTCCCCGGCTGTATCGTCTGGAGCGGGCGGTTCTGAAATCAAAGTCGGTTCGGCGGCATGTGTCATCACCTGATGAACCATCGGCTGAATTTCTTCACGCCAAATCCAGAACCACGATGACCGCTTCGTCTCTTGCAACACTTGTTTGGTGATCGCCTGATCGGCCATGCTGATCAGTGCGGCGCGATCATTCTTGCCGATGGCATCAAGATCGTTCTCAGCAAGCCAGACGGAAAACTTGCGGTCGTCCTTCTGAAACCGCTCGCGCGCTTCTGATAGTGCGGTCGCAAGCTCCAGCGTGCCGTCGATCCACTCTTGCCTGCCATGCTCTGTGCGAGCGAAGGCGGCGCGTATCTTGTCGGCCAGCACGTTCATCGGCGTCGGCATGGTTACTATGTTGTCGGTCATCTGATGTCTCCAAAAAAATAGGGCCAGCATTTCGCGCTGGCCCTGAGTTGAACTTCTATGGGTTACTCTGCGGCTTGCTGAACATTATCGGGCGGCGGCGACATCGCCGGGATCGGATTGCCCAGCTTCCACTGCACCGTGTTCTTGGCGACCTTGGACTTGTGGCTATAGAGAGCCGCAACCTTGTGCCACATCGCCTGACGCTGAATGGCGGTCAGCTTGAAGCGCGACTTTTCATCGCGATCCTTGCTGTAGGCTTCCGACAGATAGACAGTCGGAGCGCCCTCGTAATCCGCCGTGCCAGAGTTGACCAAGCTCAACAGCGTCTGGATGAAGGCGGGCGACCAACCGCCGCGCTCCATTTCGAATGCACGCGAGGCAATCTCGCGCTTGGTCATCGGGCACAGACCATGCGCCTTGACTACGCTGTCGGCAATCGCCATTGCGCGTTCAAGAGCCTTGTCATGCTCGATGGCCTTCACCTTGACCTGATGATTGGTGAAGGTGATCGTCTTGCCGTACTGGACAAGGTGCTCATACTTCATCCACGCTTCGACAATCGCGCACTTCAATTGTGCGTCTGCTACACCAGCCAGCTTCGCGGCATCGGCGGCGGTGCGCTTAGAACCGGCGTCGATGGCGTCGTTGTCGTCCTTGGCATATCCACCGGACACCATGATGGGTGACAGCGCGATGCCCGTCATAACGCTCGCAGCGCAACGGTGCTGTGCGTCCATCAGCTTGCCGGTGTCATAGAACGCCATGCCCTGATGCGTGCGCTTCCACTCATTGCGGATCAGAATTCCCATGAGCGTATCGACTTGGGTATTGCTGATGCGGCGATTGTGGTCGTTGTTCGCATCGAGGATCAGTGCGCAATGCACCGGCTGAAGCGTCTCGACCGTTCCGGTTGGACCGGACTTCTTCAGACGCTCAACAAACTCGCGGTCAGCGTCGGTGGCTTGCGCCACCAGTTCTGCCGTCTTCTCGATCACCTGTTCGGAAATCGTCTTCTCGTCTTCTGACATTGCAGTAGTCTTTCTGGGCGAAGGCCCGTTGGTAGAAACGCGGGAATACCCGCAAGCTCTCCTTACCACTACTGCCGGGCGAGTGACAAGCCCCGCTTTACATTCTTGGCGGGTGCGGTATGGTCCCGGCGTAAATTATCAACGGCTGGCCAAGACAGATGACAGACGAACCGGACGCGATCTGCGCCCACATTCGGGCCACTCGCGGTCTCCCCGCCAAGATCGCGCTGGCGTGCGGGATCAGGCGGCAAGCGATCTACCAATGGACGCGGGTGCCGGTCGAGCGGGTGCGCGTCGTCGCCAAGATATTGAAATTGCCAGCGAAAAAGATCAGGCCGGATATCTTCCAATGAGGCGGCGAGATGGACTGGACCGACGAAGCCGATGCACTGCTACGAAAACTGTGGGAAGCTGGCGGCAGTCTGACGACGGTGGCTCGCGATATGGGCGAGGCCGGGTACACTTTTTCGCGCAACGCGATCAGCGGACGCAAGTGGCGGCTGGCAAAGTCCAGTTCGTTCGTCAGAACAGAACAGCAGGCTCCAAAGCCGCGACGATCACCCAAACCACGGCAACGGAGCAAGCGCATGTCCATCATTGAACTGGAAGAACCTGAAATCGAAATCGTCCGCGAAGAGCCAGCGAACGGCGTCAACTATCTCGACAACCCTGAGAACGGCTGCAAGGCCATTCTCAATCAGATTGGCACTGATGGGCTTCGCATGTGCTGCGGTCGCTCTCGCGCCGACTTCACAGGTGTGCGCTCGCCATACTGCCCGACGCATCATCGCCTGTACAATCACCAGCAACCGGCAGCACTCAGGAGATCACATGGCTAAAGCAGCAAAACAAGTGGACGCGGAATTCACGCCGAAACTAATCAACGGCATCATCAAGGACATCAACGAGGCGGACGAGCAGATCGACAGCGCGCGTGGCAAGTACATGAATGCCGCACGTCGCCAGCGCGAATTGAAACAGGCGGTGTACGAGCGCGCCGCATCGCAGGGCATTCCGCAGAAGGTGATGAAGCTGCAAGTGGAAGCGGAGCGCCTGTTGGAAAAATATCTTGGCAAGGTCGCGGAGCTTGAGGTCGAGAACCGCAAGATGGCGCTCAAGATCGCCAAGGTTCGCGGCAACAAGGCGCAGATGGCGTTGTTCAACGATCTGCCGCCGATGCCGAAAGAGCCGAAGACGAAGGCGACGAAGGCGAAGCCCGAACAAGCCGATCTGGAAGACGCGCTCCCGCCGCCCGATGAAAGCAACGTCCATCAGTTGGGAGCGGCGTAGTCATGTCGCTGCGCTTCGAACCCATCCAGCCCGTTATGCAGGGGCAGAAGCTATGGGCGGCGCGCAGCGGCAACTATTCGTTCATCATCTCGCTGGAAGAGGAAGTCCTTGAACCGGAGTGGGCTGGCTACATGGCGAGTTGGAAGAACGTCGGCGACGACATGAAGCCGTTCGGCAAGCAGCCAGCCAACCTGATCGACGGTGGACCGTGGCAGCGTTTCAGCGACGTGGAGCGCGTCTGTCGCCAGACCCTCAAGCAACTGAGGATGCAGCAATGACGAAGCGCCCGGCGAAGGCGGTGAAGCGCCCGACCAAGTATGAATATCTGGATGATCTGTTGAAACGCTACGGCCTCGACATGATTACCAAGGAACAGTTCTGGGCTGGGATGGACCGCTACCACTTCACGCAGGACCACATCGACCGATGGCTGGTTGAATACTACAGGAGATGGGACAATGGCGAGCTACCTGAAGCCCGAAGATATCAGCGACCCGATGCTGGTCGAGATTACCGCCGTTGAGATGGAGAAGGTCGGCGGCGCGCCGCGCATCGTGCTGTATTTCAAGGGCTACGACAAAGGTCTGCTGCTGACGCGCGAGATGGCGCAGGACATGACCGACTATTATGGACCGCATCCGCTGGTGGATTATTATCTGGCGATGAACTGACGGCGAGGCATTCAGACGACGCGGGAATTTTTCAGCACCCTGCGAAACCAAGAGGAGCAAGCAATGGCAGAAAAGAAAATGGGACCACGCGAAGCTGAGTTGAGGGCGATGCGCGAGGCGCGTGCAGCAGAGGCGGATCGAAGCGCCAAGGAACAGCGCGTCAAGGAGAACAAGGTCAAGCTCGACGCGATGAGCAGGATCAAGGCGAAGGGTATCGGCAAGGTGGTCAACCTGAAGGCGGGTAAGCGCGGAGGGCGAGGCACATGATGGATGATCTGTTCGGGGATCATCACACCGACGCCAAGACACTGCGCGACCGCGCGTTGCAGCGCGTGACAGAGAACGGCGGGGACTGGCAGGAGCGGGCGATCATCGCGCTCGCGTTGATCCCCGGCTTCATCGGCACCGCAGAGGACATTCGCATCCGACTTCTGATGAAGGGGCTGGCGCGTCCGCATCATCACAACGCGTGGGGCGCGATGGTCATGGAGGCGATCAGGCGCAATCGCATCCAGTTCACCGGCAAGCGACGTCACATGAAGACCAGCAAGAGCCACGGCAGAGAAACTGACGTGTATCTGGTGCTGGGATGGAGCGGAAAATGACGACAGAAGAGGAGCGTTTCCGCAAAGCCGTTCCGTTTTCAATGAAGGCCGTGAATGCCTTCGCCGACTATCTGCGGCGCAAGGGCTACGAAACCCAAATCAATCAAGTAACGGTGCGACCTCGCTTCGAAGACCGCGACCAGTACGGCGATAAGGAAGACCTGAAGGCGCGGCGTGGAGACAATCCGTGGAAGCGATTTGAAATCAAGGGGCTTGGCGTGGCCTTCACGAGCAAGGACGACTGGCCCTTTAGGTCGGTGTTCGTTGATCGCGCCACGAAGACGTCGGAGAGAGCCGATTGGTACATCAGTCTTTCGCGCGATCTTTGCTATTCGGCTATCGTTGACGGTGTGACACATGAGCGGTGGATCGTGCAGCAAGTGAACGACACCAAAAAGGGTTACGCATATCAGGTCTATAGTTGCCCGATTGAGTTGGCCCGGTTCGTTCGGATCGCGTGACGCAACTCTGACCGCAGAATTCCGCTGCGGTCAACGATGCGACACCCGCATCCTTCAGGAGACCACCCATGAGAAAACTTCTACTATCCGTCATCGCGCTAGCCGCACTCGCCACGCCCGCCAGCGCGACCGTCACCTTTGAAACCAAACTGAGCGGCACTGGTGACAACGTCATCTTCAATTCCTTGAGCGGCGACGTCGCGCTTGGAAGTCTGAACGGTCAGCATCAGGGTCTGGTCGAGTTCAAGGCGCTCGACGTCTCGACGTTCAATGCCGCGTCCAACGGCAACGACATCAAGATCAACGGCACCAACAATCTTCAGATCGAAGTCCACGACCAGTTGAATTCGTTCGTTCTTGGCACGACCACTCAGGTGTTCTCTGTGGTTGGCACCGGCAATCTGTTCGCATTCGTGCGCGCTGTTGACCAGTTCGGAAATCCTGAAGCTCTCCAGACCTTCAACCTTGGTGATCTTGGCAACGGACACAGCCAGAACGGCTTCACGTTCCACGCCACTGACGGCGAGATCATGACCCGCCTGACGTTGCTTGTTCAGGACGGCACGTTGACTGAGTTCGAACATTATCGCATCGACGTCGGCGTGGTGCCGATTGCACAGGCGGTGCCGGAAGCATCGACGTGGGCAATGATGGTACTGGGCTTCGCAGGTGTGGGCTTCATGGCGATGCGCAAGCGCCGTCAGGATAGCTCGCTCTCGCTGCGGCTCGCCTGATCATGGCGTTCACCGGCACAGTGCTGGCGCTTGACCTCGCCAGCGTAACAGGATGGGCATTCGGGAAACCCGGCACTGTGCCGAAGTTCGGAACGCATCGCTTCGTGAAGAGCGGAGAGCCGCGCGCTGCCGCGTATCGGCAATTCCGTCTCTGGCTCGATCTGTTCTGTTCAGCGCACAAGACCAATCTGGTCGTCTTCGAAAGTCCTGCACTGCCGATGGTGATGCACGGCAAGACGAACATCAACACCATCAAAATGCTGATGGGCTTCGCGGAGCATCTGGAGGAGTGGTGCTACAATCGCGTGGAGCTTCGTGAAGCCACAGTGGCGCAAGTTCGCGCGCACTTCCTTGGTAGCAACATGAAATCCGCCATCGCCAAGCCGCGCACTGTTCAGCAATGCCGCGATCTGGGCTGGATGGTCGATACGACCGACGAAGCCGACGCATGCGCATTGTGGAGCTATCAGTGCGGATATCTGCGGCCTGATGTTGCTGTCGGGCAAACGCCGCTGTTCCGAAATTCAAAGTGAGTAATCATGGGCGGGAAGTACATCGACATTCGCAAGCAGCGCGACACGCAAGCGCGCTATCTCCGCAACCAGCGTCTTCGTGCAATCAAAATCATGGGAGGACGATGCGTGGGTGACGGATGCACGATAACCGATACCCGTGTTCTTCAATTCGATCATAAGGTGCCGGTGCTTCGCTCCACGCGGGGGCACGATACGGCGAACAAATCAGCCAGAGCGATACTGTTCGACGGCAGGAAGGATGATTACCAACTGCTTTGTGCGAATTGCCACTCGATCAAAACAAAACAGGATTTAAGGGACGGCAGGGTCGGGAAAGCCTATCAGCCTATGCCGCGTGATACGCCGACCGAAGCCGCGTCTGCACAGCTATCGCTATTTTGCCAATGAAAAAAGCTCCGACGCTCGCCGACGCCTGCATCGCCTCTGGCCTCTACACCAAGCGCATGCTTGGAAATCCAGAGGCGGCAAATCTGTATCTGCAAGTCGCGCAGGCGAGGAAGTTCGTCCTCGATGAGCGCATGAGCGAATTCCTGTTCGACCTGTCGCAGAATTTCTGGAAGGTCGGCGGGCTGCGCCAGCGGCTCACCGCGCTGGAGAATTCCAGACGGCTCGCGCGATTGCCGCACGCGATGACATGGGTGGAGCTTGATTATAACGCCTACATGCAGCGGACGGCGCATCACGGCATGACGATCAAGCGCATCGGCAAGATCGATGACAGCGCGCCACCGGGTCGCGTTGGCCTTCTTGTCAGGCAGCATCCGCAGATCGAAACTGCATTCATCACGTCGGAATTCACCGACAGCGTGATGAAGCCGGGGTTTGCGTTGACGCATCCGGTCAGCATGGTCTGGCGCAGCGATGATGATCCGCTGCCGTGGCGCACGATGAAGATATGGAAGGACGAACCGGACGCCGAACTTCTGGTGATGATGAAGGGCTATAACTCAAAGCAATGCGGCTGGGCGTACACCTACAGCGAAAAGTTCAGCGCGGGCATGATGCAAACGATATCGAGCGCCGCAGGACCAGAGTTGCTGAAGCCGAAGATTTCGATCCGTGACATCTGGGCGCTGTTCGCAACTATCAATGATCTGCCTGTCATCATGGAGAACGTGGAGCCAAGTCGCGGCTACATTTCCAAGGGCAGCTATAAGAAATTCCTGAAGCACTCCGTTGTGCATCTCAACGTGCCGGAAACGCGATGGCGCAAACTGATCGCGAAGGCGGCGACGATCCTGCGCAGGCGTGCGCATCAGGTGCGTGGTCACTGGCGCAAGGATTGGCGCAACCCGCTGTCGCCGCTATGCGAGCATATCTTTGCCGAAGACCTGTCCTGCACGCGCTGTCAGGGGCGCAAGCTCTGGATTGGTGAGCATCAGCGCGGCGACACCTCACTGGGCTTCGTGACCCACGATTATGAGGTCCACCACGATGATCCCCGCTAATCACAGGCAGCAATGCTGACCCAATCAATATCTGGTGGGTGTCTCTGGCGAATCACCCTATTAAGAGGTCCAGAGAAAAATGTTGGGGCGGGTGGCTTGCCAAATCGGGGCGACACAGCGCAGTTTAGAAATGCGAAGAGCGGCACCGTTGATCGCGGCACCGCTCTTCTGATCGAAAACCTTGTTCGTGCAAGGCTCGCTCTTAAACGCAAACCTACCACGTCCGCGTTTATCATCAAGCCCCAACACGTTCAATCGGTTCCAAGATCACACGTTGCAGGAGTGAGGGCTTGCCCTGACCAGATTGCATCGCGTGGCAGAACGGTGCTTGTGCTGGTCAAAGGGACGTCCGCGCGGACGGTCCTATTCCCCTATTCCCACGTTCGTCCGAACAGACCGGCACCTCGCCGGATCGCGGGCGGCTGACCGGCGCACAGAGTGTCAGTGAGGGGGTAAGGGGGAGTAGGGCAACCACAGGTCCAGAAGGCAGTAATAGGAAAAGAATACGGTAGGAGTAATTGGAGAGAGCGAGCCATGTACAAAACCACCCGCGACAAAAAAGACTGGATCGAACGAACAGG